GTAGCTGAAATGATGACTTCAAATCAATGGATGGAGATGGCAGCGTGACAGATAAAACTAAATTATTAATATGGGTATGGGATACCGAAAGTAATCGTATTAAACCTATTCAATTAAATACTTTTTTAGATAAAATTAATTGGACTTTAAGAGTAGAAAATAAAATATATTGTGCTACTAAAAAAGAAGCACTATTAGAAAGGAATGGTTATGAGTCGTAGAGGAAGAAGAAATTGGAGCAATTTAGAAATAAACAAAAAAATTTGTAAACATCTAATAATGCACCGAATATGGAATGGTTTAAGTCAAACTAATCTATCAGAAGATATAGGAACAACATTTCAACAATATCAAAAAGTAGAAAGATGTTATAACAGAATATTTGCAGAGCAATTAATAAGTATCTGTAATAACAGAAAATGGGATATATCAATATTTAATACTGATCCCAAGCATACATTAGCTGAATGGGTAGTAAGAGATTATCCTAATTCAGAAACATTTCCAGATAAATATAATAAAATTATGAAATCTTGGGATGTATTAGATGCTAATGCAGCTAAAAGTTATTATGGTGGTGATCATAATATACCATATGTAGAACCAATAATATAGAAAGGATAATATGTTTAACATATTCAAAAAAGATGACGATTCGTTAAGAGAAAACATAAGAGGTTGTATTGATTTAATGCACACTATAATCAAAGCAATGGAAACAATGAGTTCCAATATTGTTAAAGTTGATAACGATTGGAAATTATACACAGCTGGAAATACCGAAGCTCTAGAAAGTATAAGAAATCGATTAGATCAATTAGAATCTAGAAAACATTAATAAAATTCTATATAAGCCCTGGGATTCCGTTAAACAATTGCAGCGGGGCTTCATTAATAGATAGAGCCAGGTGGGAGACTGCCTGGTTCGTTAACTAAGGCTGCAGGTATTTAGTTAAATAAAACTGGTTTGGATAATGAAATCAGGAAAACCAATTAAAATTATTCCTGAGAATGTACCAATATATAGACGGTATCAAAGCATTTTATAAACAATGCCAGTATATAAACTATAGCTTGTATTATAATTGAAAATAAGTACAAGATATAGTATGTCTAATAAATATGCTTTAGGAAGAATATTTCACGAACAATTAATACCCCAATTTGTACAAGCTAGAAAAAAACTTCAAATAAGCCAATTAGAAATGGATGAAATACTAGGAGTTGCAAAAGGTCTTGTATCCAAATGGGAAGTTGGTATAAGAAAGCCTAGTGGATATTTGTTTTGTTGTTGGGCAGATTCACTTAATATGAAATTAGAACTAGTATCAAAAAAGGAGCAAAAATGACAATTAATCCAGACTTCACAAGTGGTGGAGTAACAGACGATCCTGTTGTAAATAGAGTTATAGATTTAATTCTTAAACGTCATATGCAAGGTATGAGTAAATTTGGCAAAACAATGGATGAAAATAATAGACCGTTAGATCAATGGATGACAGAAACTATTGAAGAATTAATAGATGCTATTCATTATTTAGAAAAATCTAAATCTATTATTGATAAATTTAAAAATAAAGAAAAACAATTAGAAGCTTTAGTTGCTAAATTTAAAGAAAATACATTTGTTGAAGAAAAGGATCAAAATGAAAACAATCAAAAGGAGAATCAGACCTGATTTTTCAGCCCCCCACGTAAGAAAACAATGGTGGCAAATGAAAATATTAAAATTTTATAGAAATATTGAATGGGATGATAAAATTTACCACGAATTTGCCACAAAGTTATTAGAAAATAAGTTAGATAAAAAACAATTATATCAAGTTAACGCATTAATGGTGAAAGATGAAGAACTTAAAAGACAAAAATGGAAAGAGCTTAAATACAGAAAAGCTACTAAACTTGGTTTATCAGTTAGAAAAATATTTTATAAAAAAAAAGTTAACAATCAAACAACCTAAAACTTCTCATAAAGAGTGGATTAAAGGTTATAATCAATGGAGAAAAACACAATGAACAAATTAATAATGATAATAGTATCAGCTATATTATTAAGTGCTTGTTCAATAGGTAAAAAATGTACCTATACACAAGATGGAACTAAAGTATCTTCTTGGGTATGGATATATAAAGATAAACCTATTGATGTAGATAAAAATAACTGTAATTAAGAAAGGAATAAAATGGAAGTTAAACAAGAAGTAAAATTTGATCGTAGTCAAGGAATTGGTGGTAGTGATGCTACTAGATTATACGAAGGTGATTGGTATCAATTATGGTCAGAAAAAGTTGGTGAAACACAATCTGCTGATTTATCAAATGTATTACCTGTGCAATTAGGTAGTCATACTGAATCTTTTAATATTAAATGGTTTGAAAAACAAACAGATAGAAAAGTTTATGGATTGCAAGAAACATTTTACCATCCTAAGTATAAATATATTTATGCTCACGTAGATGGTTTAATTGCTCCTAATAAAGATGAAATGCAATTAGGTGTTTCAATATTAGAATGTAAACATACTAATGCGTTTAGTAATCCAACAAAAGTTTTAGATAAATATATAGCTCAAATTCAACATTATTTAATGTGTGCTGCAAGTAAAAGAGCTTTTGTATCTGTAATATTTGGTAACTTAAAATATGAAGCAATGGAAGTAGAAGCTAATTTAGAATTTCAACAAAAGCTAATAGCTGCTGAAGTATTGTTTTGGCATTATGTTAAAACTAAACAAGCCCCACCTGAAATGATCACTTGGGATACGTTTAAACCAATAGGACAAAAATTAGATGGAAAAAACAAAGAACTCGTACCCTTATTATCCAGGATATAAAGACAAAGAAGGTGAAACTTCTGTTGAGGCTGCAGAATTAATTGCAGCAGGTGCTAAAACTATTAGAGATAGAGTATTTAATGTAATAGTAAATAAAGGAAATTTTGGTGCAACTGCTGATGAAATAGCTGAATTGTTAAATTTAAGTAGTTTCACAGTAAGACCAAGAGTAACAGAATTATATAAGCAAGGTAAAATAGAAAGAACTGAAAAAAGAAAAAATGTAAGTTCTAGAAATGCTTATGTTTATATAGTAAGCAAAAAACACATTAATGATCAATATGCTGAGAAAGGAGTATAATGAAAAATAATACAGAGTTATGGGATAAGTTTAAACATACAGATCCCAGTTTTACAAAGCCATTTCCAAAATTTGGAAAAACTTTGACAACTATAGATCCAATGTATCAAATCTTGACAATGACAAGAGTATTTGGCCCAGTTGGAAAAGGTTGGAGTTATGATGCTAAATATAATTATACAGATGCAAATGTATTTGCAGAAGTTAAAATCGTTTATTGTATAGAAGATATTTGGTATAGATATGGCCCAATTAGTTCAGTTTGTGCTTTATACAAAAAGAATGGTTCTTTAGATGATGAAGCTCCTAAGAAAGCTTTAACAGATGCGTTAACAAAAGGATTTAGTCATCTTGGAGTTAGTGCAGATGTATTTTTAGGAATGTTCGATAATAATAAATATGTTTCAGAAATGAAACAGAAATTTAATAGCCAGTCTAGTACAGAAGGTATTAAACATAAAGTTATTAAATTAAACAATAAGGAGAAAAATGATAAATAAAGTTATCTTAATAGGAAGATTAGGAGCTGATCCTGAAATGGGAACAACTTCTCAATCAGCTAAGTTTGCTAATTTATCTTTAGCTACGAATAAATCGTGGAAAGATAAAGAAGGCAAAAAGCAAGAAATAACAACTTGGCATAAAGTAAAAATATTTGATCCAAGACTTGCAGAAACAGTTGAAAAGTACGCAAAGACAGGTACACAACTTTATATCGAAGGTGAATTAGATAATCGTTCGTATAAAGATTCCAAAGGGAATCAAAGATATGTAACAGAAGTTCTAGTACCTAGATTTTCTGGTGTTATACGTTTAGTTGGTAATTCAAAACCAGCTGCTGAAAATACAACAGCCGCTGAAACTGAAGATAAACCATTTACTAAATTTTAAAATTTGTAGGAAACTGCAAATAGGTTAAAAAGATTACCTATATGGGTGTTCATCTCCCAAACAAATATCTAAAATTGTACTAGGTTTAGTTTAGGCTAAATCTTTTACAACTTCGGCATAAGCTCCAGTAAGTTTAGGTTTAACCTCCCTCTTACAACCTATTGGCTTGATAGGGGAGCTTATGTTTTTTATGTGAGTTTAGTTTTTTTGTATAAAGATTATCGTTACCGAATGGACTATGATCTTAAAAAAATATTATTAAATCGACATTTAAATGTAGAAGATTGTATTCAATCTACAGATTCCATAATGCAAAGAATAGCTATTGATGTTTTGTCAGGTAAACATATTGATGAAATTCAAGTAGCTGTTGTTTCTTCAATAATGAACATAGCAGATTTATATAAATGTAAAAAATTTTCAATACTTTTACTACAATCTGCGTTATCTCAATTAGAATCTGAAGATTTTGTAGAATCAGGTCGTAAACTTCATTAGAAGCTCATATAGAGCTATCCAATTATAAGGGTATCCAGGTATCTAATAAGCTTAGAATCAAGCTCTACGTGGCTCTGAGGCTCTTTTAAACCCCAAATATTCATCAAAACAAGACTTTTCTTTAGAATGACAGAAATTCTTTAATTCAGCATTAACGATCCATCCTCCTTCATCAGAATGATGAGAAGTACCGCATACAAAACATTTACCACAATAGTAAACTGTATTTTTTTTTCTTGGCATTAAGGATAATTAAGAAGATCTTTAGCATCAGCTTTAAGCTGCTTAATTTCAGCTTTTAATTTGTTTTCATTTTCTTTTAAATTCCAAATTAAAGTTTCTAAGTTAGAATTATCTTCTGCTAATCGTGAGCAATTATTACAAGTATGTCTTTCCATATTAGATTCATTTTCGTAAGTTAAATCTTCAGAATTAGACATTACATTATAAATAAAATGAGTGCAACACAACCCACTATAATCAATTTAGTTTTACTTGATCTATTAAACCAAAATTGTTCTAATTTAATTTTTATATCAGGCATTGTCATATTTAATATTTCTCCTTTATTATTTTAAGTATTTTTTTTTCACCCATATATATTTCTGTTTCTGCTGTTACTTTACCACAAGCAAATCTAACATTTTCAGGATTTACTTCACGAGAAGCAATCCTTTTAGATTTTAAACAATCAGACATACTTTTTTTATAAGTGTGTTCAATAATACCACCTTGGTAAAACATACAAAGAGCTACAACTACTTCTACAATTTTTTCCATTTAATGTTCATTTTCATTAGCAAATTTACTTACAAGTTTGTACCATCTTTCTTTCCAATACTTTAATTTAGTTTTATTCCACATAATAGCCGCAAAGTTTATTTCATCCATATCTGTTTCTATTTAATGTCCATTTCCATTAGCAAATTCTCTTTGCTTATCTTTTAACTTTTCTACATCAATTTGTAGTTTGTCAACTGCTTTTGCTAATGCTGCTATATTTACTTCATTATGTAACATACTATCTACTCTTATTTGTAATTTATCTGTTTGTTTATATAATTCTTCAATTAACATAAATTGCTCACTATCTGCTGGAAGCGATCCTAATAATCCTCTAGGCCATCCAATTCTAAATTCTGAATTAAGAGTTAAATCTTTTTCCATAATTTCTAGTTTTGTAGAATTTTGATTAAGTCTTTCTTGAATACCAAAAAACGCCCAAGTACCTAATGCAACCATAGTAATTAAACTCACTACTGTTTTCATTGGCATTTGAACTGCTGCTTCTTCTGAAATTCTTAATGGGTTAATTTTTTTAGGCATTAATCATCATCATCTTCTTTTGGTCTTACTTTACCAAAAATAATTTTATAATTAAGTTTAGTTTTTTCTTCCATTTTTGTACTAAATGGATTAGTAGAAATTCCAATAGATTGCCTAACATTTTCAAAGCAACCTGTTAAAAAAATTATAAATAAACATAACACTAAATATTTCATTTATCATTCCTTATTTTTTTTCTTTTTCTTTTTTTTCTTCGGTTTCTTTTCAGAAAACTTCTCCAAATTTTCTTCAATGTTATTTACCTTTTCTTTTACTAAAACCATTTGATTAGAAAGGGAAAAAGTTTGAGATAAATTCCAACCACCTAATGCAAGTAAAATTGCAAGTAATGCAGTAATTAATTTTTCATTCATTACTTTTTACCATTTTTAAAAATTTGTGTACCTTTGATACCGAATATAGAAGCAACTACTGTAATCCAAAGTGTCTGAAACCAAACAGGAAGATTACCAAAATGATGAAAAAATAATTCTATCTTTTGCATCATAGCTGGATCATCAGAAAATACTGCCCAAGCTAAAACAATAATTGGAGCAGAAAGTATGACCAACACAAATTCGTCTTTATAATCATTTTGTCTAGCTTCTAATAATTTACCTTGATATGCTGTTTCACCACGTGCCATTTTTTCTGCTGTTAAAAGAGCAGCTGCTGACATTGCTTCTTTTTGTTTTTGTTTATTTGCATAAACTTTAGCTCCTGTACTCATAGCCATTTTTGCTAAACTAAACCACATTTATATTCTCCTGTTGTAACCATTCTTTAACATTAAAACTTGGACAATCTTTTCTAGATTCAATTTCATTGTGTCCAATAATCCATTCTATAGAATATTTATTTTTTAAATTAAGAATAAGAGCTTTAAGAGTAACAAATTGTTCTGATGTAAAATTATTTTCCCAATTACCTTCATCATCAAATCCACCAATTAAACATATACCAATAGATCTATGATTAGCTTT